GTGCAGATGCAAGCGAAAGCTACCTGCAGATTTACAAGGAGGATTAAATTATGGAAAAACTAAAAATTTTCTACACAGCTGTATGCACATCACTCGCATACATTTTTGGAGGCATGGATACTATGCTTTCAATTCTTATCGTGTTTATGACAATCGACTTTATAAGCGGTTTCATAAAGGCATGGTTCTTGAAAGAGTTTGATTCAGGCAAATTCTATATGGGCGGAGTTAAGAAAATTGGTATTCTGCTCATCGTGGCAGTTGCTGCTCAGCTCGACCTACTCATTGCAATTGACGGTGCAGCACTCCGCACGGTTACTGTTTCCTACTACATAGCAAACGAAGGGTTCTCCATACTTGAAAACTGGGGTGAAATGGGACTTCCCCTGCCTGAACCGATAAAGAATGCTCTTGCAAGACTGAGAAAGGACGGTAAGGATAATGAATCTAAATAAGCTGTTTTTAACAAAAAATGACTGCTATAAAGCAGGAAAAAAAATCACAGTAAAAGGTATTATGGTACACTCCACGGGTGCTAACAATCCGTGGCTTAAGCGTTACCTTCCCGACGATGGTAAAATCGGAAAGAACCCAAATGGCAATCACTGGAACACCGCCCGTCCCGGCGGTGCCCAGGTTTGTGTACACGGTTTCATTGGCAAGCTTGCAAACGGGACTGTGGCAACCTATCAGACGCTTCCGTGGAATCACAGAGCATGGCACGCAGGTGGTAGTGCAAATAATACCCACATTGGTTTTGAAATCTGCGAGGACGGGCTTAAGGATCCTACATATTTCAATGCTGTATACAATGAGGCTGTTGAGCTTTGTGCCTATCTTTGCAAAGAATATGGACTTACCGAAAAGGACATCATCTGCCACTCGGAAGGCTATAAAAAAGGCATTGCCTCTAACCACGGGGATGTTATGCACTGGTTTCCTAAACATGGTAAGAGTATGGACACCTTCAGAGCTGATGTTAAAAAGCTCCTTACTCCGCAGTCTGCACCCGTAGCCGAGCTTACAACCGTAAATGACATCGTATGGGAACTTGGTCACCGTGGTATTATTTCCGATACTGCTTTGTGGCTCAAGAAGCTCGAAGAAGACATAAACAGCTACTGGCTTGCAAGAAAGATAGTAAAATATTTACGAGACAGGGGTGTTTGATTTATGACCAAAGAGCAGTTTGACCGAGAAAAGAACTATCGCGTTTCTCTTGCGATTACAAAAAGCCTTCTTGATAAAGGCATAATCACAGAGAAAGACTACCGTAAAATTGATACAATGTTAGCACAAAAACACTGCCCTATTTTCGGCACTATATAATCCGTATAAACCTTGATTTAATGCGGATTGTACGGTAATATGTATAATGAAAAAAACAATGAATCGAGGTGGATTATATGGAAAGAACAATAACGGAAATAGCACCTAAGAAACAGCTTGTTACCGAAAGGAAAAAAGTTGCTGCATATGCCAGAGTATCTAGTGGCAAGGATGCGATGTTGCATTCTCTATCTGCACAGATAAGCTACTACAGTGACTTCATACAAAGCAATGGAGAATGGTGCTTTTGTGGTGTTTATGCTGATGAAGCGATTACCGGTACAAAGGCTTCAAGACCGGAATTTCAACGTATGATTGCTGATTGCAAAGCCGGTGAAATTGATATGGTAATCACTAAGTCGATAAGCCGTTTTGCAAGGAACACGGTAACGCTGCTTGAAACAGTGCGAATGCTCAAGGCTATCAATGTTGATGTATATTTTGAAGAACAGAATATTCATTCCATAAGCGGGGATGGTGAGTTAATGCTCACCATCCTTTCTTCATTTGCACAGGCAGAAAGCCTGTCGGTTTCCGAGAATATGAAGTGGCGGATACGCAAAGACTTCCAGGAAGGTAAACCTAACACCTTCTCCTTATACGGCTACAGGAAGGAGAACGGTGTAATATCTGTATACGAACCGGAAGCGGAGATTGTGCGACAAATTTTTGATATGTATTTAAATGGAATGGGTAGCTACAATATAGCAAATTACTTAAACGAACTAAGTATCCCGTCACCAGGCGGTTCTGAGTGGCAATTCCGCACAGTCATAGGTACTCTCAAAAACGAAAAGTACATGGGCGATATGCTACTGCAAAAATACTACACAAAAGACCATCTCAGCAAAAGGTCAAAAAGAAACATTGATGTGCTTCCAAAGTATTATGTGCAGGACTCACACCCACCGATTGTACCAAGAGATGTATTTGAAGAAGTGCAGAGACTTTTTGCTACCAAAACTCCAGTTCCCCATACTCCGATGGAATACGATTTTAAAGGGATTGTATTCTGCGGGAACTGCGGAAACCGATACACTCGAAAGAAGAACTATAAAAAATATGTATGGCGTTGCAATGTCTATGAAAACAAAGGCTCAAAGAAATGCCCATCAAAGCAAGTACCTGACAGTGTTTTGAGAGAAAAGGCAGAGCAATTTGACAAGAAAATAACTAAAATATTTGTTCTTCAGAACAACAGGCTCAAGTTCATATTTGCAGATGGCAGTGATGAGACAGTTACTTGGGAAATGCCCTCGAGAAAATGGACTGACGAAATGAAATCTGAAAACTATGATGCTTTAAGGAGGAGACATTCAAAATGAAAGTTACAGTTATTCCGGCAATGCCGAAATTTACAACAGTTGTCGATGCACCTATACGAAAGAAAAAGGTAGCAGCCTATGCCAGAGTTTCAACGGATTCTGCGGAACAGCAAACAAGTTATGAGGCACAGATTGATTATTACACCAAGTACATACAAGGAAAACCAGAATGGGAGTTTGTAAAAATATTTGCAGATGAAGGAATATCCGCAACAAACACCAAGAAAAGAGACGGCTTTAACGAGATGGTAAGATGTGCATTAAATGGTGAAATCGACCTCATCATAACCAAGTCAGTATCAAGATTTGCAAGAAATACCGTTGATACACTAACCACGGTCCGCTTGCTCAAGGAGAAAGGTGTAGAGGTATATTTTGAGAAAGAAAACATTTACACCCTGGATAGTAAGGGCGAACTTTTAATCACAATAATTGGCTCATTAGCCCAAGAAGAAAGCCGGAGCATCTCCGAAAACGTGACTTGGGGACAGAGAAAAAGGTTTGCAGATGGTAAAATTATGCTTCCGTACAAGCAGTTCCTTGGCTATGAAAAAGGTGAGAACGGATTCCCAAAAATAGTAGAATCGGAAGCAAAAATTGTAAGGCAGATATATGATATGTTTTACTTCAAAGGAAAGACTCCATCGAGCATCGCAAAGCACCTCACAGAACAAGGAATACCAACTCCTGCCGGAAAAGAAGTATGGCAGTCAAGTACAGTTGAAAGTATCCTCACAAATGAGAAATACAAAGGCGATGCACTCCTTCAGAAAACATTCACGGTCGATTTCCTTACCAAGAAGAAAAAAATAAACGAGGGTGAGATTAAACAATACTATATTGAGGGTAGCCACCCTGCAATCATACCGCCTGAGTTCTTCGACCTTGTTCAGATTGAATTTGAGAAACGAAAAGGTCAGAAACGCAGCACCGCCGGGGTATTTGCAAGTATGGTCATTTGCGGAGACTGTGGCAACTTCTACGGTAGTAAAGTATGGCATTCAAACAGTCAGTACAGAAGAACAATATGGCAATGCAACAGGAAGTTCAAGAACGACAACAGATGCTCCACTCCCCACTTTAGCGAAGAGCAATTAAAAACAGCCTTTACTGAAATGTTCAATTCGACAATTGAAAACAGAGATATCATTATTGCATCGGTGGAAGAAGCAATTGATGCAATATCGGATACCGGAAAATTTGATGATAAGATATCCTTATTACAAACAAAGCTAGAAGCAGCAACAGAGCATATACGAAGCTGGGTGTCAAAGAATGCACACTGCGCAATGAACCAGGTTGAGTATGAAACCGAGTACCAAAAACGCTCTGAAGGATATCAGAAAATAGCAGACGAGCTTTCCAAGCTCGAAAAGGAGAAAACACTCCTGATAAACAAGAAGGAAGAAGCTCAAAATGCCTTGAATATCCTTAGAGAAAACAAAGAACCACTTACAGAATTTGATGAAGCCATATTCTTTAGCTTGGTAGAAAACATTGTAGTAAAGTCCAAGGACACCTTGGTTTTCAACTTCAAGGACGGAACTGAAATCGAGTGGAAGATATGAGTCCACATTTCTGAAGCTCCGTGTCCAAGTTTCGTTTTATCTGTGCCAGTTGCACTGATTGCACTGATAAACAAAAACTGGACACTAGGGGGGTCAGAGGGTGGGTTAAAAATTCACAAAGTGGGTTAAAAAAATGCTAGGTGGGTTAAAAAACAGCTAAGTGGGTCAGAGGTCTAACCCCCCTAACAAAATCAGAGAACAATTCCGCAAAATGTCCCCCTTGAAAAGTGAAAAATTAAATACAAAAACAACAAAAAGCCCTTGAAATAAGGACTTTTTGTTGTATCAACCTTTCGGTCATTATATGGCATTGCACCGTTAAAATAATACAATTTAGCATAATTTACTTTTTAGCGAAATTAGCACCTTTTCGCAAAATTAAAACTTTTCGGCGAAATTAGCACCTTTTCGCAAAATTGAAACCTTTCGGCGAAATCATAACATTTTAGCGAAATTCAAACCTTTTAGCAAAATATGCGACTATACACCAACCGATATTATATCAGAATATGCCGGTAAGCACGGCATCATTTAGCTTTTATTACTGAACATCAGGGGTTCGAATTGAAGAGTTTTTTATGTTTGGTATCTGATTTTAAACTGTTTCAATTATGATATACTGTACAGTTGTGATTGATAAAAACCTTTATTTTCGTGACAAAAACGACATTTTTGCAAAAGAAAAAACTTCCAAACTGAACACTGATGGTTCGGATTGGAAGTTGTTTTCAATTATACTTTTTAGCAAAATTCAAA